GTGATCTCGGTGGCCTTGTCGCCCCAATTCGAGCACCATCAGATTGGTTCAATCCCCATCCCCCTGAACAACAGCTATTTGTCTCACATTATCTGTCAAATATGAATCTTCCCAGTCTTGATCTGGATGCTGCCCTAGGAACACTGGCAGATAGGTTGGAGACCCCCTCCTGGGCAGCCATGGTTGAACAGGCAGGAGAGACTCCGACCCTCCACCGGACTCAGCGTGGAGATGCGTCCGATAAGACAGCCTCAAAGCATGAACGAGGTGGAGGATGGGCCCCCAGAGGGAAAGGTCCCAGGGGTGGTAGAGGCACCGATAAGAGGGGGCGTGGGCAGAGGGGACAGGGGAGTAGTGGTCGGGGACGTCAATCAACTTCCCGGCCCCAGACCCTGACACAAGCATTGTCTGATGCCACGGAGACCGAGGGTAGAGATCCTCCTTCAGTCTCGACAGAGCTTGAAGGAGACTTGGACCAGCTATCTCAGGCCTCATCTGTTCACTCCAGGCAGATTGAACACTTGCAGGAGGAACTAGACCAAGCTAAGGGGATCATAGCCGGTCATCACAAGGATATGCAAGCAATCATGTCCGAGATGTCTTCAATCAGAAGAGAGATGAGAGAATTGAAAGCAGAGCGAGGGCATAAAGACATCACCCAACTCGTGAAAGAATCGTCTGTAAAATCCCCAAGTCCTCGTCACCAGGGAACAGAGATTGTCAAGGCCAAACCAAAACCTCAAGAGGAGAGTGTTGGTGGAATGGTGGCTACAGGGCCTTCCTGGAAAAGACAACTGAATATCTGACGCTGGACATGGACGGACCAGAGCAACAAGTAAGAAAGAGGTGGAAGAGAATGAGGAACCCTCGGTGTTAGGATTAAATAAAACCGAGAACAAACTGAACCATTCTCTCAAGTCTCTCAATCGATACGATGTCCTCTACAATTGATCTTGGAAGCATGTTCCAGGCCCAGGGGCCGAAGCCGGGGCGATCATCCAAAAGGATTCCTGTCACTGCCTTCACTCAACGTGTTGTAGTTCCTGTCCTTCCTCGTGATGCATCTTACGATCTTCAGATTGCCTTTGGTGTCTATCTGATGTTATGTGGAACATCCGCCAGCACCTCTTTAGATGAGTGGAAGAAGTACATCGCAACCTACTCAGCCTACATTGTACCATCAGTGGCACAAAGACTCCCACAGGAGGTGTACACTCTCCACCCAATCGGAACAGAGAAGGCACAGCAGATAATTGCAGCATACGGAGGTTTTAAGACTTACCTCGAAGCTTTGGACGGAGGGGCAGATGCTGATCATAAGGAGGCTCTGCTAAGGGGATTGCAGGTGGAGGGGCTCCCCAGGCCTCCAAGTCAGGGGCCGTGGGAGGAGGTTTACTCCCAGGGACATCCCAAGGTAATTGCTTGCCACTATGCCATCGTATTGTTTCTGATGAGCAAGAGGGTTGAGGCTGATAACCACTCTCCAATCACCGAGGCACGGCCACGGGCCCTCAAAGGAAAGGCGCACATCACAGAAGTGATGCCATTCTTGGATGGAAAGCTGAGACTAAGTGATGTATCTCACCTGGCCCTGAACAGCGCATGGTCCGAGTCTGCTGCTCTACGAGGTGCATGTGTCCTGGAGTTTTGTAGGTTTGCCGAGATTGAGACCGATATCACTCAGGACTTAATCTACACCTCTATGCATCTGATGAAGTTTGGAGCCATGGCCCACGCCAAAATCACCTATGCTTTTTTGAAGGCATACCCCTGGGCAGGGGAGATCCCAGCACTTATGAATGCAATATCGATCTACAAGGACAGTGTGCTGGCTTCCTCAAAGCACCCTGAGGAGATCCGCCCTTACCTCAAACTCATCTACGGAGATAAGCTCAGCATCTTTCCTCGCAATGAATTGGATGTTCTTGTCGCATGTGCAGTGGAGGTGGAGAAAGAGACCAATCCAACCTTGGCTGATTTCTATGTCAACGATCAGTATGGGCCAATTGTTGAGTCTTTCAAGGAAGAAATGGAGAAAAGAGGTGAAATCAGAAGGAGACTGATAGACTCCCAGCTCTCAAAACTTCAGGGGTTTGCTGACGAAGCTGAGGAAGATGAGGAGTATGAGGAAGTGCTCAAAGAGGAATAGGTCAGAAGGAGGCGTTTCCCCACATGATATAAATTGAATAAGAAGGATGAGGATTACATGAACACTCGTTATTAAATAAAACTAATGAGCACCATACTGACAGCCCAAGTAACAAGGTAAATTCACTGTGGAATAAACATGTCAGCCAGACAGTGGAAACAGAGACTTGAAGAGGCGCAAGGAAAGCTGACAGGGGCGACCACAGCGGCAGTTGAATGGAAGAAGGTAGCCGAAAACAGGTTAGAGATCATCCGACAGCTAGATGAGGCCATAAAGTTCCAGTTAGAAGCTCTTCAAACTGTAGGAGAGATATTCGGAGTGAAGGTATCCCTTGATCAAGCCGTCTGGAGCCAGACCACACACATGGACGCAGGTGGTGTTGCCATGTATATCATGGGGAAGGTTGAAGCTACATCTATCTACCTAAGGGACCTTATGAAGGAAGCGTCTGAGATCCAGCTTACCCTATCGGACACTTATGCTCTTGCTTCCGAGGCAATAGCCGTCTCACGTCCCACTGAAGATTTAACAATTCCATCGGATCTGTCACGGGTGAGGGATCCTGCCTCTCCGCTTTCTGATTTAGGAGAGGGTCTTAATGATATCCCTGGCCCCTCTCCGGACACTGTTCAATCTAACAGGAATATGCCTGTTGAATTCCCGAAACGCCCTAGTGCCGAGGGCCCGTCATCTGCTCTCTCACTCTTTTCAGCCTGATCTCCAGTCCTATACTCTAAACAAGTGCACCAGATAGGGATTAAAGAAAACTAGCGAGAACACTCGGAATCATCATGAATTACCAAATGAGCAACAAGCAGGACTCTCGAATGGGAGAGAAATTGGCGATGTCCACCCAAGACTTCACTGGATATGCGCTGGGAGTCCAAGATCAGATTCAGACAGCTATGGATGCTGCTTTCAGAGCAGTAGTGGCAAAGAACCAACGTGGACGACAAATTCATGACCTAAGCCAAATGGCTGCTGTCCTACGTTTCCAGATCGCGCAATCAAAGGGGGTGCTCAAAAGTAAGGAAGACAAGGCAAGATTGAAACCTCCGGATGGTGACATTAGAAATGACAAGGGAACTGATCCCTATGCGGACTATATTAAGGCTGCACTCATAGAGGCGAAGGATCAGATTGTCACCCTTCACAAGGATTGTAGGAGGTTGAGGATGATTGTTGAGAGTGTCCAGAATAAGGTCCAAGTCCCTGAAGACGATACCGATGTAAGGGCAGAGGTTGGGGCGGACATGTGGGGGAGTGAAACTGAGCTGGGCAAGATCCTTGGGGAGCTGGAACTGTCAAAAGAAGAAGAGGCTGCCCTTAGGTTTGGAACACTCATCAAGTGACTAGAGATAGCCTAGAGAAGAGGAAATAACCCCCTATATGTGATGTCGAGATTAAAATAAACCACTACTCCGAGAAAATCCAGATTTCCTGTGAATTCGAGCTTATCATGGATTCTCAAAATCAGACTAAAAGACGCTTCTTGGACTCATACCTTAGTAGTCCTGTCCTTCGAGGAGAGCGTGATCGGCTATACCCTGCTCTAGTTTCCTTCCGTGAGGCACCACGGGACAAGGCAAGGGATCCGGAATCCAGGAAGATCAGGACCTTGGCAACCTGGAAGCCCGGAGCCTCCCTAGCCCCATTGGAGGCAGATGATTATATGGATCTTGTCCAAAACCTCCCTGTGGAAGACCATTCGTGCGAGCTTGATGATGTACTGAGCCTCGCACTCGAGGCCTCGAGAACAGTGGACCGGGGACTTCCTACCTGGGGGCTGAGGATAACCCGGAGTCTGGAAGGTAGAATGTCGATCTCCCTAACAAAAGAGATCAAGAGGTATTACAATCTCCTGTTCTTCCTTGAAGGGTTCCTCAACAAATTGTCGAGCTCTAGGGTCCGGGGAGGGAAAGGGCTGATTATAGCAGGGGAGGGTTCCTGCGAGATTCAGGGGGACGAGTATATCGGGTTATTGTATCGAAGCGATGCAGAGCAACTTTACTTCTTCTCCCACACTCAGTGCACAATGCTGAAGGACATGTGTTACGGACGCTTCAACAGTCTGGTTACAAGTTTGGTGTCCGAAGAAGGAAGGGCACTTCATGACTTGTTGGTAGAGGTATTCGATTGGGGGTTGCAGTGCCTGGATGCCTATGGCAACAATGGTTATGGGATCATGAAGAACATTGAGAGCCTTGCCAAGACTAACTTGATTAGAAAGACTGATGAGATATTTGGAATTGATGGTCCACACGACACGATGCTGGCTATCTGCAGAGAGAAAGAAAAGAGAATTACAGATGGCAAGGCCCCTCTAATCGATAGGCTAGATGAGATCCTCCAACGGCCCAAGCCCTTGCAGCACGACATTGAGCTATTTGGGCTCCAAAAGCTCTCTGGTCACCCACTAGTTGACCCCTCAGACGGAGGTGAGAAAGTGAGAGAGACATCCCGGTCAAGGATCAGGTATCGTCCATTCCACATTCGTAGACTGAGAAACAACTTCTGCAGGATGTACCTAGAGGGATTCACACGAAAAGAATCCAGATGGCCTCCACTAGTTTACGACCAGGAAGGGGAACACACCAGGCTCTATGAGCTCATGGTGCGGAATGAGCTGAAGATCACACCTAACAGCTATGATTTTATGGACTGGGACTACTTCAGATTCAAATCTCACCATGAGTTTGATTACTTCCCCAACTTCACAGATCTGATGGATGATAGGGCAATCTCTTACTACCGGACTGAGTTCATGGCCCAGTGGGACAAGTCTATCACACCAAGCAGCCATAAGAGGCTTCTTCTGGAGATGTTGAGGAAACCAGACATAACCATCCGAGACATTGTGGATCGTGTGAGGAAAGGGGATATACCTTTTTCTTGGACCATTGTGTCGTTGTACCCAAAGGAAAGGGAGTTCAAAGATCCCCCTAGGATGTTCGGGATGATGGTTTTTGAGATGAGGGCGTTCTTCACCTGTACAGAGGCCAATATTGCGCAGTCTGTCTTCCCGTACCTACCCCCTCAAACAATGACTCTATCAAAGATCGAGATACAGGAGATGTTCCAAGAGGTAACGAAAAACTCGGGCAACTCGGACTTCATCAGGTTGTACGGGGAATTTGACCTCTCCGGGTGGAATGGTCACTTCCACGATGAAGTGGTCGATCCTATCGGGAGGGATATCGAGGATATGTTTGGACTTCCCGGTGCGTTTACAGTGATCCATCATTTCTTTAAGAGGAGTATCATGTCAGTTCGAGTCAGTGACTGTCCTCCAACCCACGGATACCTTGCAATGACCCCAGGAGCATTCACAAGACAACATGAGGACAAAGTTCTTTGGCCTGAGCATGATGCTGGGATCGAAGGGCTGGCCCAGAAGGTCTGGTCATGTCCTACCTACTCCATGTTTGATTTAGCCCTTCAACGTTTTGGGATCAAGTACTATACAATTGGGCAAGCCGATAACCAGATTTTTATAGCTGATATCCCCAAGCAGAGAGCCGATGGGTACGCAGGAGGCCTTAAGGAGATGTCATCTCATATTGCAAGGGCCGCTGATCAGGAATGCCGCTGGGTAGGACATGAATTGAACCTTGATGAGTGTCTCCACTCTTCAGGAGTGGTATCCTACAGCAAAGATTTATGGATCAATGGTGTTGAGCACTACACCTCTGTGAAAGCCCTGTCTAGAGTGTTCCCACATAGTGCCTCTGACCTACCTTCGATCACCAACTCTATCTCATCGGTTGCAGGACAGGTGCTGGCAGCAGCAGAGAAGAACAAGGATCCTCTTACCTGCTTCTCTATCGGGTTATTCCACACTGCTCTGTACTTAAGAACCCTTGAGAGCAGAAGGCCTGTGGAGACAAGCTTTTTAACAAAAGAGAAGGAACTCAAAATCCCTCCACGAGTTATCGTTGGGATGCTTCTCTACCCCGGAGAAACTGGAGGGTTTCCCGTAGCTCACATCATGAGCTTCCTTTACAAGGGGGGAGCAGACCCCTTGTCTAAGGCTGTAGCTTCCCTTCAGATAGCTACAGATGGATCCTCCTATATGAGACGGGTGGCACATGCTCTCTCTTCTCGGATCTGGTTCGATCAACGACCAGATCTTAGCAGGCTCCTGGATGATCCGTATAGCCTCCCGCTGACTAGGTCTCGATCCCCAGAGATGGCAATCCTAAGGGCAAGTGTCCAGAAGGTAAAGGGCCTGTCTCAAAACAAGACCATTAAGGAGTTGATGGAGATTGCAACCGGAGGATTTGAAGAGTCCCTCCAGAAGTCGCTAATCTCCTGCAGGCCTTTAAATCCAGCTCTACTATCAGATGTAATGGCATGGTCAGTCGTTGGGGTAGTTCGGATGACTCTTAAGATGTTTACATCAACCCAAACAATTCAAGGACTACTGCAGCGGGACGAAGAGATGAATCCGTGCGTTCGAATCATCTCTGCTGGAACCGCTGAGTTCAAGAGACTTGTCTGGAGAATGGAGCGTCTCCCTGTAGTGGAATGTAGAATTAAGAGTGGATACGAGTTCACGGAGCATCTGAGGAGAGCATGGAAAGAAGATGAGCCAGGGTTACTGGTAGGGTTAACCGTTTACACTCCACGAGACTTCCCTATCTCGTACTCAGAGCCGCAAGGGGCCCTGGAAGGCTTTAAAGTCTCACTGAGTCCACAAGAGGGGAGGTCCCCTCACACATCAAGAGGGGCCAACCAAGTATACTTCGGACGACCCACCAAAGAAAAGAGATCTCAATGGGGTTACCGGATAGTCACGTCATCTGCCCCAACCAGAGCAATTGAGAGGCTATCTCGGCTTATGACACAGCCGGCTGTAGGTCCCACTCTCAGGGACTTGATTTCTCAGGTAGCAGCCACTAGGGGAGAGATAGACCTTCAAAAGGAAGTTCAGAGACTTGGAACTGTCTACGGAGGAACCGATTCCCATAGAATGCAGAGTAGATTCGGGTCACGTTCCGCTAATATTCTGGGGATCACTGCTTTTGCCTCTCATTGCACATTGTCCACCGATGTTGCACCTCCATTTTCAGGGGGTGAGGATGACTACTCATGCATGATACAGGAACAGATGGTGGCATGTCTTGGGACGGCCGCTTCTTCTTTACCCACTAGAGACGGCAGCCACTCTCTAACCCTTGTCACCAAGGAGTGTAATGCCAGACCATTACAAGACATTGAGTACAATATTAGTGAAGGGGTGAGAGAGGAACCTCCCCGTCTCAGAGGTAATGTGATGGCCTTTGCGGATGAAGTGTACCTAGAGAGATCGGTACTCCGTCATGATATTCCATCCGTCGGGATCCTATCCTATGCAGGAAGGGAAAGGAGCGCAGCTCTACTTGGATTGGTTTCGATTGTTTGGAGAACCTTCCAGAGACAGCACTCAGCTTCCGCTATTGCTGACAGAGGAGCCGGTAGAATTCACCTGAACCTGGACCTCGCAGAAGTGATCAGGCTAGGAGGGAAATCTCTGGTTGAGACCACAGCCCTTGTAATCTCACGAGTGGCACTGGAGGGCATGTTTTCCAGGTCTTCTGGAGAGTGGCGGTGGACTCCCATTCCTGTCATCATGTCTCTCTCACGTGCAGTAGGGGGGACCCTGGCTGCATACCTGCGCCATCCTCACTTACAAGAGGATCCCTATGTGAGAAAGGAGTTTCCGGTTTCAGCAATGAAATATGACCGGGGATCAGCTTCTCTGGAATCACGGGTGGTGATGAGCCTCCATGCCAGATCACTTGACCTTTTCAACAATCCTGACAGTTCTATGTACACAGCACCCATTGGTGTTTTCTATGATGAACCTGATGGGGGGACATGGCAACTGATGGCACATGCTGTTAAACGTATCCTCCTCAGAAGGGCCATGTTGGGAGAGTTGCTACTTGATGAGACATACACACTAATCCGTAGAAATCTCACAGTAGCAATAATGGGCAAGGCAACTGAGAGAGGAAGAATCGAGCGAATAACCTCGTATGCTATTAACGTAGCATCATGGGCAGAAAGTCATGGTATGATTGGAATCAGAGAGGATCTCGAAAGACTAGTGGGAGGTAAAGAGGTGGTTCTAATACAACTTTCAGCTTCCG